CCGGTAATACGACTCACTATAGGGAGACGCGTGTTTTTTTTTTTTTTTTTAAACTAATTTCTATAAAATTTGAGTAAATTCACTGGAATAAGTTAGGTAACTATCATTTTACTTAATAAAATAAATAAAATAGCCCCATAAGCTATTTTCTACGTTGTTTACCTATCCCGTCAAATTGAAATTGTAAGGTTGTAGTCATGTTAATTCATCATTCCCATGTGAAAGGTCCCAACCATATGCCTTTCTAAACATTTTTATTTTCCATTTTTCAATTTGTATTTACCTGAACAACCACTAATCTGGGAAGAAATTCTTGTCTAATTCCTCCCAAGTTAGCAGGACTCTAGAGATGTTCACTTCATCTAGAGCTTTATTAATTTTTTCCTTCAATTCATTAAAAAATTGAGGTCCATGTCCATATGCCAATTGCATTCCCATTCGTGCATTAACCAATGTTGCCTCACGATGATCAGCACATGACATAATCCACCTTGGTGTTTCAGTGATGGACGTTTTATCCATTGGAGCAAGCCACTGCCCCCTCTTTTTTGGATGCGGAGCAAATCCCGACTTCAAAAATGTTGCCTTATCCAATGTTGTATAAGCCACCATTTCCTTTGCCTTCGTTGCATCGGTTGCCACAATCCCATATTTTGCAAAAAATTGAGAAATTGTAATTCCATTATACCATGATATACATTCATCGCTAACAGCGATAATTGCATCATCTCCATATGTAACAGCTGTAACGTTACGGAAATAATCATCAAAAATTGAATCACACCAATCCCCCCTCTGCAAACAATACAAGTGCATCCAAGCCAACAGTAAATAGAGTTCATTCACCAAGCCATTTTTAACCACAGTTAATGCATCACCACTAGGTCCACCTGATAATTGTCGGTAGATCAAATCATACATTAAATGCAATGAATTGTAATGCTCCTCACCCATAACACGCATCTCATAAGGATTCACTCCCGAAACGTGTTTTGATGTCCATCGCATTACAATATCATGTGCACATGCATTTACTCCTGCATTATAACCTGGTCCAAAATTTGAATAATCCAAAGTCACGATATTATTAGACTGC